CAACAACCTTTCAGATGAGTGATCGTTCCTCGACGATGGTGGTTCCAAACTGTCAGTTGAAGGAACTCACCATTGAGCGGCGACTGCCTATAAACGGGGGCGATTGTTATTTGCCGAAAGGCAGTGAGTTGGGCGTGACAAAGGTGGAACTGATCGAAGACGAATGAAACGGTTTTTAGTGATTACAATTATTAGTGCGGCGATCATCTGGATTGGTGCGGGGTGTAAGTCACTACCGGGGAAGCTGGAGATTGACACGCCCTTTATTGATATAGAGTACGAAGGTAAAACGACTGAATGAATTTAGATGACTTAAAAGTTGGAGTTGCGTCTGTTACAGGTCTTGGAAACTGGCTGCTTGAGATTGACATACTACTGAAGGTTGGAGTCAGTCTGGCCACTTTAGTCTATATTGTATTGAAGATACGTGAACAAATAAGGAATACATAATATGCCAATGGTAGCAGGAAAACATTATGCGTATACCCCAGCGGGTATTAGGGCTGCGAACGCGGCAAAGAGGCGTGAGGATAAAAAGAAACAAAAAGGAGCGAAGGGAAGAAAGAAATAGATATGCTTAAAGGCAAGAAGACATACATGACGGCTGCGGGAGGAATCTTGGCAGCAGTGGGTGCGTACCTTAGCGGTGATATGGAACTTGGTATGATGATTAACCTTGTCATTACCTCGTTGTTGGCCGGTTTCTTACGCAAGGGCATTCAATCAGACGCGGGTGCTGAGTCTGGTAACAGCGATTCTTAAAGCGTTTCCCGCGCTTGCGGATTTAATCGGCAATGCGATTGATATGCTTAGAGAACAAAAAGCGCAACAGCGGCATTCCCAAAAAGATGCTGCTGTTGATGCTTCTATTGATGAGTGGGTGCGTAAGCGTGAAGCTGGAAAACAGCGGGAGGCTGATGAGTCATCCAGAGTTTCCGGCGGCGGCGCAAGCGGCTCCTGAGTTTACGAGGGAAGCACTCAAGACGATAAATGGGCTTGAGTATGAGTTAGAAAGGCGAAGGTAATGGCTACGGTAGCAGTAACAGCAAGGACGCAGGCCTCGGTGAGTGAGAAGACCGCTCGCTCCAAGGGGTCTAAGGTCGCAGTGACGGCGCGTAGCAAAGGTTCAGTAAGTGCTGTAACAGCAAGATGAGTGTAGAATACATACTGGATAGAGCAGGGAAGAAGCTGGGGATTAATCCGAACGATAATCACCAGCGTTCCATTATGCTGGACTACCTCAACGAGGGGGCGCAGGAACTCTACGAGGAATCTGATATGGTCGGGAGTCTTGTGGAGGACTCCTTCTATGTCCAAGGTAACAAGACTATAGCTCTGCCCAGCAACGTAAGCTCCATACGGGCCGTAAGGGAAAAAGAAAGTAAGTACCCTTGGAGTCTGTCCAACCTTACCGAACGCTACGCATACAACACCTTGGAACAGGATGACCGTACGTGGCGTATCAAGGGCTACGAACCTTTCAAGGTAACTCCCACCAGCTTCTCAGGTATGAAAGCCGTGGTAACTGCTGCGATGTCCACGATAACGATAACAGTCGTAGGGTCTGCTGCAGGTATCTCCAGAACCTTCGAGGATGTTACACTAAGCAGCACAAGCAATACTTTCTCGACTACCTTTACGTCGATAGAATCCATCATTAAGTCGGATGTCTGCACTTACGATATCAGTATCAAGCAGTCAGACGACACCGTGGTTGCGGTCATACCCAACAACGAGAAGGAGTCACAGTATCTGATAGTGGATGTCAGCGAGTTTCCGTGGGAATCCACTGCGGCACAGGACGACAATCATACGCTGGAGGTAGTCTACAAGAAGAAGCTTCCTTATCTCAGCAAGGACAGCGACGAGTTCCCGGCAGATGGTTACGATAACATCATCGTGAACAAGGTGATGCAGCTTTATATGGAGGAGCAGGGCAAGATCGAGGAGGCCATGTTGTACGACAAGAAAGCCTCTCGGAGCATGGGCAGGCGTAACTCGGATTTGCAACGCGGTCAGTTGCAGAAGGTCAGGTTCGACAAGCATCCGCACGACAAGCTTACGGTCTCCCTCATCAACAAGTATACGAAAACCTTCCGCTGATGGCAGACTTCATACAACGGTCTTTTGGTGGCGGAATGAATCTAAGTGTCGATGACACACGGGTTCCTGAAGATGCCTACAGGCTGGCGTTTAATGTTAGAAATCGGCACGATGCGCTGGAGGCCATCAAAAAGTCGAAGGTGTATGATACTGACCAGCTCTTTCCTGTGGTAGCTAATCCTGGGGCTTACACATCTACAGACCCAAAGGTACAGGGGATAATCTTTGTAGACCCGTACTTCTTTATCTTTGTGGATGGCGTCTGTCTCAAGAAGTCCAAAGACGCAGAGGCTCTCTCGGTAGTCTGGAGTACCACAAGTACACACGTAAAACCTGTAGCGTATGCTACTGGCGTTACCACAGGTACAGGCACGATAAGACTTTCAACCACGGCAGAGTTTGTCCATACAGTAGTAGTTCCGCCCTCGTACGACAACTTTGCAGCCAAGTCTACCTCATCGGACAACCCCAACGTGGGCGCACAGTCAGACTACACTAAGCGGATACCCCCAACAGTCGCAGGTATCGTCGTACAGGATGGCACTAACCAACCCAATTTGATCGAGATAGCCGCAGATACCACGGTTACAGCCAGACAGTTGATGGGCTATGACCAGTGGCAGAACTATTACGTTACGATAAACAACAGCAACGGTTACGCTACAGGTACGTGGGCTTTCGCTGTGGATGCTTTGCCTGTGGATATTGACGCCGGTTCTGTGATTAAGTTTGCTGGTGGGGGTTCAATTACAACTTCTTTTGATGCCGTTGCCAGTGCTACTGCATTTGTAGGTGTGTTAACTGGCAATAGGGTTGAGAATGACGAGCTAGGTGTTGTTGGTTTCCGTGAGTATGTGCCGATAGGCAAGCAGATGGCACATCACGGTGGTAAGTTGTATGTGGCCTCCGTTGACGGGACGAAACTCTACCATAGTGTTAGTGGGCGTCCTCTGGATTTCATGATTCCGCTGAACGAGTCTGGCGGTAAGATACACGACAAGGAAGCCATAGGCGGTGTCGAGGCTGTAGCCTACACGATAAGCAACGATCCAATAACCTGCTTGCGTTCCCTGAACACGGAGGAACTCTTTGTTGGTGCGGCAAACTCAAGCTACGCCATTAAGCCCGACATAACGAACACGATCTTCGGTGAGCCGACCTTCACCAAGAAGTATCTGTTTAGCACAGGGCCGGTGAATCACAACTCGTTTGTGGATTTGCTGGGTGACTTTGCCTTCATAGATCAGCACGGGATACGCTCTTTCAACGCGGTACAGCAGGCTGAAGCCTTGGCCAGAAACGACATCTTCTCTCGTCCGATCTCTGATATATTCAAGGGCGTTCTACAGGATGGCACTTTCCAGTGTGCAATAATCCACGATGGTTACGCGCTATTCCACCTGCTGACCAATCTCCCGCAGCAGCAGGTAACTGTGGTCTACGATATGGCCACCAAGAAGTTTGTGAGTCTGGATATGCACGATGACTCAGGGAATGGAATAGAAAGTTGGGACGGAGATAGCACCTCTGCTATTTTTACACACAAGAGTGTATTATGCAAACCGATTCGGGACATGGCTGTGGGTGTTACGACAGCAGGTGTTCAGGCTTTGTACGCAGTAACCGATGACCCAGACTCGCAGGGCTTTTGGTTGAAGCAGCTTTATGGTGCTGAAGAGTATGATCTTGCCATCGTGGAGACTAAAAGTTTCTGTTCGCAAGACCCCAAGGTTGAGATAAAGCCTTTGAGCATCAATGTTTTGTTCAACAAGCCTTTTAACATCTTCAACAATTTCAAGATAAACAACGCAAGTGGATACCCACCCGGTAAGTATCCTACGGGTTTGTCTTCTGCTGCATCCAACTACATAACCGTAGATGGTTTCAAGGAGGGTAGTACGGGTGTTACCTCAAGCAGTTTTCCGCCACATGATTCAACACTCTTTTTTGATAACGGAGCTACTCTCGCATTTAAGGTCTTTGCAGAGGCGGGTACAGTAGGCACGAAATTCGGTTTTTCTAGCACCGCCGCAACAGGAATCTTGTCAAACAAGGGCGTGGACGATGACGCACTGGGCTATAACGCTGGATTTTTTGCTGTCTCTCAGTATGTGGATGACGCGAGAACTGCCGGTGTAAACGGTGGTTTTCAGGTAAGAAGCATTCCGCTGATAAGGTCAGGGCTGAAGTATCCTGTCACTTACCCCTCCGAAATCAACACAAATACACACGCAAACATGACTTTTAACTATCAATCTAGTAGCCAAGGCTGGAAGGTCTCTTTCAAGTTGTACTTGAAGGGTTCGCCTAAAATGTCTACGTTACGCATACAAACCAAGGATGTGACGCTGAAGTCGTCACTCATTAACCAAGCATACTCAGCATGATATGCCAATAGCAGTAACAAGTGCGATAAGTAAGACGGACACTGTGACTTTGTTCACTAGCAAGGATGACTTTGACAGTTGGTTAGCCGGGATTACCGTGGCGGATGCGACGACCTCGGCAAGGGGTGTGGTACTTAAAGGCGTGGCTGTAACAAACCCGTCAGGGGATAGTGCAGCAAATAATCAAACGGCAATTATAGCGTTGCTGGCGAGTTTGAGAACGGCAGGGGTAATAACATCATAAGGAGATAGAGCTATGGGAAATGGATTACTTGGAACAGGCATCGGTTGGGATGACATTATCCCCAGTTTAATTAGTGGTGGCATAGAATACGGTGTAGGTAGGGCAACAGAGACATCTCCTAAAGATGTAGGCGAGGACTACGGTAAGGCTTACGCGGAGTCATACCCACGTATAATGGGGGCGCATCGTGACGAGGTAGAAGCCATGCTGCAGAAAGACCTCAATATGCAGAGGCAGTTCACCCCTCAACAACAACGTCTAGCTTGGGAAACTGCACAAGGTAGCGAGGGTATCAAAGACTATAAACCGGGATTTGTACCCGGTGCGGTTGATTACGTAGGTCTTGAGGGCGAGGCAGACCATTGGAAACGTAGGCTGGCTGCTGGTACAGATAAGACCATTATGGATCTTCAAGGGCCAGAGATGGCTCAGAACGTAATGGATCAGTTGGCTGTAACTGACCAACCGTGGTTGCAGGCCAGAGAGACAGGGAGACAGAAGGTACAAGACCTTCTCGGTAGTATAAACATGAGCGGTCTTTCTGGTGGTGAGCGTGCAGAGATTGAGCGTATGAACGCACGACGGAATATGCAGAGGGGTTCAGCCGGTGGCGGTGGAAACCTCACGGCTATAGAGAACGCCATGCAGTTTGGTTCTGCGCTAGACCGCAAAAGGGCTGCGTTGGGTAACGCCTTGAATACAGCCACAAATTTCATGGCAGGCTCGCGCTCAGGTTTCGATCCTGTACAGGCCACCCTAGGCAGGGGTAGCGGCACTAACCAGATAGCCGCAGGATTCCAAGGTGTGCAGCCGGTGCAGAACTACTCTAACCAGATGCCGAGTTTGCCTAAAGATATAATGACAGGTATAAATCAAGGTGGTTTATTGGGTACGATGAAACAAGGTAAGAGCGTCATAGATCAATGGCTTGGCAATTAAGGACTATAAAATGGCAAACAATTTTTCAAACTTATTGGGTCAGATAGCAAGCCCCTTTTATGAGGGCAGACCTCTCGACGAAGAGGAGCGTAGGTTAATGGAGGAGTTACGCGCTCAAGGTGCGTATGTCCCGCAGCAGCGTAAGGTGTCTCCGTTTGGTTACGGTAGTGGTCGCCAGCGTAGGGAAGATTTAACTGCTATACGTGCTGCGATAAAGCCTGAGCAGCAGCGTAAGATGAATGATCTTATGCGGCAGCGTAGCGAGGGTGCAAGACGGGCTGCTGCTGTAGAGAAGTTTAACCAAGAACAAGACTTTGCTAATCAGCTTATACGGCAGAATAGGGCGAGACAGATTGCAGACGAAGAGACTCGGCAGCGTTTGGGAGGTTTGCCTACAACTACGCCACGGCAACGGTTTGCTGCGGATCAAGCACAAGGAACAGGCCCATCTATGATGTATAGGTCTGCAGAAGAGTACGCAAAAACCGCGCCACCACAAATAACTGATCGTCAAAAGGCAGAACTTGCTGTGTTGCAGCGTAACATAACCCCGTCTTTGACACAGGCTGAGGCGTTGAAGCAGGCGCAACAAAAGACTGTAACAGGCCAGATAGATGTGGAGACCAAAAGACGCGCTGACGATTTAGCCAAGCAGGTACACATAAATCTCCCCAGTGATTACGCAAAGAGGGTGGCTGACAGTCAAGTCTTGGGCTTGGAGCTTAAAACATTGTTGGACACACACCGTCTTGCCGTATCCCAAAAGGTGGGTGAAAAACTGATGCAAACGGAAGCTGATGCGAGTATAGCTACCAAGAAACAGGAAATCGTGGCGATTGAGTCTCTTGAATCGTGGCTTGTTAATACAGCCGAGGGACGGGAGTTTCTGCGTTTGGGTGGGCCTCAGCGGGAAGAGCAGCGGTTAAAGCTTGGTCAGTTGAAGGCTATGTTGATGCAAGCGGAAGCTGCCAAGATTAGGGCAGAGTCTTATACTCCGCCATTTAATCCATTTGGAGACGGAAGCGGCGGAGGAGGAGGAAGAGGAAGCAGCTCAGGCTGGGATCCCAACAGGACATTTAACTGGGGTAACACAAACGCACCAGTTAATCCAAGCAGAAGATTTCCATAAACGATGCCTCAACTACACATAGTTGACAGGAGGCCTAGCAAACTTCTTGAAAGCCGTTACCAAACGGGGTCTAATTTACTTCTGGACGCCAAGCTACGTGATATGGGTTACGATCCTAATTTGTATGCCGCAATACCTGAAGAGGATCTTGAAGAGTATCTAAACGAGCATATAAGTGGCCGTGAATCAATGTTGACAGCCGCTGGGGAACACGCTGGTTCAGGTGTAGGAGCAGCTACTTTTATGATGGGTGCTGGTGGTTATCTGGCAAGCACTGGCGTAGGCTTCTGGCCCGGATTAGCTCTTATGGGCGGTGCTGGTATTATTGGTTCTTTGACTGGTAGCTTCGCGCAGGATATTGGTGAGGAAGTTTTTCTTACTGACGAGCAGCAGGCCGCGCTGGACAGGAAACGGCAAGAGGCGTATATGGCAAATCCCAACTACGCCTTTGCTGGTTCGATGCTTCCATCGACGTTAGCTTTCAGACCTTCGCCAACGCAACTGGTCAAAGGTGTAAAAGGGCTGGGGCAGGCAGCAACAGGTAGACTTCGTTGGGGCAAGGGGCTTCATAAGGCAGATGTTCCAACACCAACTAGCTTTACAACTCGTTCTGGATTAGCAGGCCCAGCACAGTCTAAGCTTCGTTTTGAATCACCGTTAGGAAGAGTTGCACCGGGAGAAAGCCAAGCACTAAAAGAGATGGCACTCGGCGCGACTTTTGACACAGCCATCGAGGGAGGTTTTCAAGCTTATCACGGAGACTTCGATCCTAGTAGACTAGCCATCGCGGCTGGTATCGGCGCAGGCTTACAACGGCCTACGTTCAAGCCACCCGGACTAGCCAAGCTTGTTGAAAGAGGTGAAAAAAGAGCCACAGCCAAAGGTCGCGATCCTAACACAATGTTTAACCCGTGGCGTGAACCTATACCAGCTTTGTCCACGCTCAGAGACCAGATAGGTGACGTAGGCTACACAAGCGTATTCAGCCGGGGCAAGATTTACGAAAGCGACATAGGGCGTAAGGTTGGCGCGATAGAGGACGCATCAACTCCTACAGATACAGACCTTGTTGCCGCTATTGAAGCACAGGTTACCGGCAAGGTTGATTTATGGCAGAAGGATGCATCGGGGTGGAAGCTGCACCAGACAAGAGGTACTGGTTTTATAGACCCTGCTGAACCGGGGCCAGCCGCTAGGTCTATGGAGCGACCAGATATAGGGGCTGTGCCTTTGACAGCAGACGAGGTTGCTGCTGCACAAAAGGTATCCCCAGAGAGGTATCGTGAAGTTTATGGTGCATCGGAGGCTGCCAAGCAACAGGCACTTGGCCAACGCGCAGAGGGTGTACAGGAACTAGCAGTTGCCAAGCGCAAGCTTGCTGACCGGGGTGGGGTATTCTATTCAGCCAGAGAAAAAAAGCAGGCACAAACTGCGATAAACAAAGCGCAGAAAAAGATAGATAAAGCAGACAAGGTGCTGGACGCGGGTGTTAGCAAGGGGCATGAGAGGGCCATACTAAAGCTGTTCTCTAGTGCAGCCAAACCTGCGAAGATTACAGACCCTGTTACTGGCAAACCTAGGACTGTCAAGGCAGCCGAGGTTCCAAGAGAAGCCAGCAAGAATGTTGTAGATAGTGAAGGCGAGCCGTTGATAGACAGGTTGGGTGTTTGGCTCACTGATCCTGTAAGAGTCTTGGCAAATGGCCGCGTGCAAAAGGCCGTACCACACAAAGATGGTAGTGTAGGTTGGCAATTTGTAAGTAAGCCTGAAGCCGCTAAAATACAAAAGGCATTCCACGATCATGCCGTAGGTATGCGGAAGAAGATTGGTGAAGCTAGAAGAGAGCTGGAAAAAGAAAGGCGCATGGCTACAGGTAAACCAGTAAGAAAGCTAAAACCACTAGACACGGAAGTTATAGATATACTGAATAGGCTTGCCTTGGTCAGAGGTTTCAACTTGGCAGCCGCTCTCAGAAGCATCGACCATCCAGATGGCGGACTAGCCGGTGGGTTTGCTGCTTACGACAGACGAACCGTAACTGTCGATCCTCGGCGTATGTCGAAAGACACCATAGCCCACGAAGGTTTCCACAACTGGTTGGATGACTTACAGTATTCGTCTAATCCGAGAGATCAGAAACTACGCCAAGATTTTCTGGAACTTTTTGCTGAAGAAGAAAGAGCTGTCGAGTTCTTGGGCAGAGCGATGACCCAAAAAGTCGAAACCCGTAATCAGCACAAGTTTACGAAGCTGGTGGGAGAACTCAAGGTACGCTGGAAAGACAGGCTCGGTTTCAGGCTGACAGATAAACAGCTAAAGAACTATATGCTTCTCAAGTACGAGCATGATATGCCGTTCATGTTCAATGATGACATGGTTGCAGGTTTTGCCAAACATCTTTATGGTACGCAAGATACGGCAGAGCTAAAGCAGGGGGTATTGGAGGATGTAAGGGCCGGGAGACCTATCAGACGGGACGATGCTTATTATGAGAAACGTGCTGGTGGCGATCCTTGGAAAGAGTTGGAATTTCAGGAAGCCAAGAAACGCTTCAACTCAAGGGGGGAAGAGGTAGTTTCCAAGGAGGAGGGCCTTGAGTTAATGGCGGGCGTAAAGCGTCAATTGGGTATTAAAGACGAGCCGGGAACTGCAGAAAGTGGCGCACCTGCAAGTCGCATGATAGACAAGCTTTTGCAGGACACTGAGGGAATCGACAAGGCCAAGTTTCAGAAGGTGGACGCAGCGTACGAACGCGCACTTTCTACCGATGATATGCAGGCGTTGCGAGCCTTGACGGCGCAGGCTGCGGAGCTTGGCGGTTATAAGGTTCGGGGGTATCATGGTACAAAAGGAAAGTTTGAGGTTTTTGATCCTGAGAAGGTTGGTACTGGTGTTGGTGGAATTCCACCTTGGCAAGACAAATTGCACCTAGACTCTGTTACTCAAAAGTATGTAGCAGAAGGCGCGTCCGAACTAGGCTTTCACATTACCGCAGACCCCAAGGTTGCTGAAGGTATTTCAGGAAAGCGTGTGGACGTATCAAGTATGATGGGCGACCTACCCAGCACACCAGAATCTATCGCTGCACGTGCGGAGTCGCTTGATAGCAACGTACTTAATGTTTACGTTAAGGCTGAAAACCCAGCCGTTGTTGGTGATGATCCCGGCGCGTGGGGTATAAAGGGTCTTATACAAACGCTGGACTTAACACACGAAACTGGACGACCTTTCCCTGCGCGGACAGATGTGTTGATGCAATTTCATTCAGGGCAAACTGCTGAGAGCAATGCTTGGCTAACTCAGCGTGGAGAGGTCAACCGATTACCTTCTGGTGAAGCCGCACCTGCAAGTTGGCACGACCACATGAATCGGCAAGCTGCCTTGAAAAACGACCTAAAGCGTTTGGAGGCCGGTGGTAGATGGAGGGTATTAACTAAGACAGAACAAACGCAACAAATTGCCTTGTTGCTAGACCGACACGGATTTGATTCTATTTTGTATCGGAATAGGCATGAGGTAGAAAATCCCAAGCTTCGTGATACCTACATTGTCTACAAAAGTAACCAGATTAAATCCGCTGATCCTGTGGTTCGTGACTCAGAGACCAACAAGGTTATACCGCTCAGCAAACGCTTTAGCCGCAGGGAAAGCATAAAGTTCCAAGCAGCCCGTGGTGGTGAACGTACGCTTTCTGCTGATGAGGCCGCACTCTTCGCCTCCAGCCGTGATCGAGCCAAGCACATGGCGGAAACCTTCGACAAGTTTCTCACAGACGTAGGAGCTTTCGATCCTGAGCGGCGCATACTTTCACCCTTCGAGGGCAAAGAGTATACGATGCTTGTTGACCCCCGTTGGTGGTTTCAGAAGCTTCAATACTCCATAGCAGAGACAGATCAACTGTTGGTAAGGCCGTTCAAAGGTTTGGTGAATGCTGATATTACAGATGCCACCAAGAAGCAGGCTTTGTATATTAGGGACGCGCACAACAGGTTGGAAATGGTGGAGAAGCGTTATATCGGCAGATTCGCAGAGCCTCTGATTATGGAGATGCAGACTTTAGGTTTAAACAAAGCAGATGTGCTGTTACTTGGAGAATACAGAACTTTGCGTCGTATGGTCAAAGGACGAGAAAGGCGCGACTTTTCCGACACTCCAGAGTTTGCTAAGTTAAAGGAAAAACTCGACAAGCTTGAGCCGCAAATCACAGGCAAGCTTCACGCAGCCAACGAGTCACTTGATAGGTTCTTCTCGGAGACACGCTTGGAACACGCGGCCAACGGGCCGTTAGTCTGGAGAAAAAAGCGTTGGGTAAAAGTTAGTGACGACCCAGATCATGTGAATAAGAACTATGATCCGTATATGTTAAGTCGTGATGCCTCATCAATTCTTCGGAAAAAGTCTCACACAAAAGAGGGGAAGGATTTACAGGAAAAAATAATCAAACACTGGGGAGAAGAGTCTACGGCTACCGAGAATGAATTGCGTGATATGCTTTCTGAGTATGTCGCAGTTATCAGCAACAAGGACAGTTATACGACAGTTGGTGGAGAAACTAAAAGCCTTGCTGGTGCGTCAAAATTCCAGGCGTTAAGAAAGGCAGAGGGTTTGAGTATGCCTTTAGACTTGGTAGACCCTGACCCGTTCATACGGGCGCAAAGGTATGCTGGGCGTTTCGCCAAGGATATGGCGTGGTATACCCAAATAGAGAGTGACAACATCGTAAGAGCGATACGCGATCTTCCCGATCAGATGGGTACGTATACACACCGTAAAGTTGGAGAGAGGGAAGCAACGACACCAACGCTAAAGGAAATTTTTGGTGATGACGTAGATGTAGACTACGCCAACCGCGCTCAGAAAACCTTTAACAACTTGGACGAGGTTCACGCCGGTTTTCATAGCGATATGGATTTGTTTGTTATGAGAGCCAACCGGATGGTAACTGCAAACTGGCTTGGCCTTTATTCTGGTGCGCGTGATTTTGTTACCGCTTTCGAGAAAGCTTCCCATTACATGAGGCTACAGGACTATCCTTTGATGCTCAAGGCGGTAACGCACTTTGGGGATGCGTGGAAACAAAGCCATCGACACGGTGCAAACCGTAACAAGTTTTCCTCTATCGAGTTCGCAATGGACAGCGCAGATCGTGTAGCAGATTCCTTTTCTACCGTGGCCGATTTCTCGCAGAAGTGGTCAGGTCGCGAGCTGTTCGAAAAAGGCACACGGGCAATACAGTTTAGCTTAGGAAAGTTGTTGATGCGTAGCTACCTTAACAGCTCGTCCAAAGACCCCCATGTGCAGCGTATACTTACAACGATGGGGCGGTTTGCAGATGTTGATACCATTAAGCTTAGGAAGAATCCCACGGAAGTTACGGAAGGCGATCTTCATAAACTTGCGACAGCTTGGGTAGAGATCAATCAAGGGACGTACGGTGTTCGTGGTGTGCCGTCTACGATGATCCGAGGCAAGGGCAGCTATGTCCTGTCTTTGTCTAGATGGTCTGTGGAGAAGTACAACCGTTATATGAAGGATATAATACTCCCCATCCTTGACAAGAAAACCTACGGCAAAAGAGATTTTAGACCGCTCATCAAGGCTACGCTTGGTGGTGCTGTTACCGGCGTTGCGCTCAACGAGGTTGGCAAGATGATGAATGCCAAAGAAAGCTACGAGCCATCGCTTGAAGAAGTTCTGGAGTCACCATCTGGCGCGGAAGACTTCATCTATCACGCAATGCACCTAGCTAACCTGAGTGGTTACTTTGGTATACTGTCTGCGCTGGGCAACGATGCTGTCAGGATGTATACAGGCAAGAGCGGCGCGGAAGACTTCTCTCTTGTGACTTTCCCAGCCTTGGAGGCTCTTGTTTTTGACAAGGGTTTCGGGATGTCAACACTGGCCTACATGAGATCGGGAAATGTATGGCCTCTTCCGGGAACTGACTCATCTTCCGCGCTGCGTTATTTGGAAGACATAATGACCAATCTTAACCAGACGCTACGTATTGCCCGTAATCAAGCTTTGGCCCACACAGAGGTTGCGCAGACCTTAGATAAGGCTTTGAGTACAGGCACGTTTAGGGGTAGGGCTTCTGAATTTGAGCGCGAAAAAATGAATCGTGACCTCAAGGTCTTTAAACGCCTCTATCGTGGAGATCACGGCTCACGGTTTATGGCGAACCTTGACAGGTACGAAAAAACACCTGCGTCTGCTTTCCGTAACTCTGAAACTGTGGAGCAACTGCAAGATACCTTAAAGCCGTTCCTAGAGGGTGCGTGGAAACGTTCACAAACCAAGGAGGGCGTAGACCCGAACAAGTTCAAGCGCCTACTCCAACAGGGCTACGTCAAGCACAAAAAGCTCTCTCCCAACGTAACAGATGCCTACTCACTAAGGGAAGCCCGTAGGTTCGCAGACTTTATTGCGCGGACGAAGAGCGAAGAAGCCGTGCGTGACATTATGCTACGTGAGTATAGGGACGAAGGCTTCTCGCAAGTTCGTAAGAAGTTGATTCAAGATAGTGTTCGAGACTTTCTGGCGACCAAGGGTTACTGAGAGATAAACCTTGACACAGTAGTAGTTAAAGTAGAAAAAGAATGAAACGACAAAACCTTAGCCTTTGCCAGAATCAGATCCAACAAAGAATCGCAGAACCATTGGACAGCGAGGGGAGTTTCTGGTTGCAGAAAAACTTCTCGAACATGGCTGGGGCATAGCTCACCCACTAAGTGACAGCTCTTCCTTCGATCTTCTAGCCAGTAAGGGTGATAAGATCTGGCGGATACAAATAAAGACCACGCAGGGTTTGGTCTTACACGCAAACTCCTCTACCCCCAACTTTCAATTTCAAACCAACCACGGTTGCAAGACGAAATCCAAGTACGACAAATCCACAGTAGACTACTTTATCTGCTGTGCCTTGGACTGCCTCAAGTTCTGGGTGATGCCCTTCGACACAGTTAACTGCATAACCACAAAGATTTACGGTGGTAAAAAGTGCAAGTACGCAGTCTACGAGAACGCTTGGGACTTACTGGATACGGACAAAACTTCTTGACTGTAGGTTTTTACTCCGTAGCTTTGCTGATGTGTCTGTTAGCAAAAAGCGCGGCTTTACGCTGGTTGAATTACTGGTTGTAATTGCAATCATTGCGATACTTGCCGCCTTACTGTTACCGGCACTGGCTTCTGCTAAGCAGACAGGTTGGCAGGCAGCTTGTTTATCCAACCATAAGCAGTTGAACATGGCTGTTAAGGAGTTTGCTGGCGACCATGATGATCGTTTCCCTTACGCAAGTGCGTGGCACAATGAGCCGTCAGCACGTTGGGCGTGGGTTGCTGACTCGATGAGCGGCTCGTCAGGTTGGACAACGTGGGCGCAGACAGACAGGGCTTTGTTCTGGTCTCCGCTGAAACCTTACACGGGGATGCGGATATTCCGCTGTCCCGGTGACAAGTCAACAGTTAGGTGGACAGGCCGTTGGGAGGCTGTTAGTGGGGATGGTGGTACGAACGTACAGCAGCAGCTTCGCCCTCGCAGTTACTCTATGAATGTCTTCGTAGGTGGGTGGTCAGGCTGGCCGTTTATGCACGACACACAGTATAAGACGTACCATAAGTACGCAGATGTGGCGTCCCCCTCACAGATATTCACGTTTATCGAGATGCCAGCCGCCTCTATAAACAGCGGTAACTTCAGGGTTGTGCCTCTGAAGTCAGGGGATAAGGAAATCTTCTCGCAAGACTGGCCCGGTGTTTACCATAACGGTGGGTCTGTAGTCTCCTTCATCGACGGCCACGTAGAATTCAAGCGTTGGCTGGAGGAAGATACCAAGAACATCCCACTGGCTGCGGGAAGCCCAACTTCTATGAACTCACGCTTAGTCTCGCAAAACAACCGTGACTTGGCATGGCTTCGTTACCGATCAACCATAGAAGACCCCAACAACCACAACTGGTACGTCATAATGGGTGGGATAGGTCGTTACAACAGAGAGTGGAACACTAGAAACATTAACGATAAGCTGTACGAGTCATGGGGTTGGTACTGGAATGATAGCTGGTAGGCCTAGATTTTCAGCTTCTTCCGTAACTCCTCGGTCTGCTTTTGCTTTATACTGAAGGGCGCACATTTAACTTTCGGCAACTTCATCCCGTCTAGGGCCACTAGTAGTTCGTCTAGCTCGCCCCCCATAAGTTTTCGTTCTTTCTCCCACCATGTTAGATTAGTTTTTGCCACCACTCGAATACTTTCTTATTATCTTTCCATACCATGCACAAACCTGTGGCGAGCCTACGTGTCATCTGCTCGTCACCCTCTTCCATCTTAACAGACATGACGTAACAGATAGCGTGAATCACCTCATGGAGAAATGTATCATGCAAGGCCTCGGCTGACTGTTCCGGGTTTAATGCGATAAGCTCTCTGTTAAAATCTACCCACCCGTGACTGTCACAAATCTCCCTGCTGTCAGAGTTGATGAACTTTAACTTGAAGTTGAGGTTGGCTATCTTTATTTTGGCAGGTAGACTAACTTGCCGCCCTTCTTTGCGGCTACGATCTGATCGGTTTGCATTAGAAACTCTAGCGCTGCTTCTAACTCGTCCTTTTTTAGGTCGCTGTGCCAGTCTAGCCATAGTTTTTTGTGGGATACACCGTCCTCTTTACCATTCACATACTCACCAAGCTTCCGTGTGAACTCGTGGATCACATTTCTGCCTGTTAGGTCATAGCTACGGTGCATGAAAAGCTCGGTCTCTGCAATGAATTTCTCTGCGTACTTAAATGCCTCCAGCGTAACCTCTTCAGATTCGGCTGAATTGCCCATTTGCACCGCGAGGGCCAGCTTTTGTAGGTGGATGTTCTTCCGGGCGTAGTATAGATCCAGCTTGGGACTGCTGTTGATTCTGTTGTTTATGTATGAGCCGCTTTCGTAGCGTTTCTTGTGGTAGGCAGCGCACTCTTCGGACATGGGTACTGGGCCACAGCGTTTGGACAGCTTCTTTACGTGCTGGACAACGTCTGCCCTAGCTTGGATGTGCTTGTCCGTGAAGCCGGTGAACTGTCGGAGGAATCGAGGTTCGTCTTGGTAGACTACAATGAAGCGGGAGGTGAAGCCTTGGGATATGAGGTTCTCGTTGAAGCACTCACGGATGAACGCCGGGGTAGTGCCTGCTATCATCGACACGCACACGTTTTGTACGTTGTCTTTACCCTGCTTCTTTGTGTAGTAGCGGTAGTTGCGAGCATCGTAGAGTTGGTTGAGCATATTCACGGTGTCCTCGGTACGCTTCTTTAGGAAGACTCCGAGTTCCTCTATCAACATGGTACAGGACGCATGAACATAGTCGCTACCATCCTCTAGGGTAAAAACCTTGGTGCATTCTTCAGCCAAGTATCTGCTGAGAGCTTCTGCTGTTATGCTGTCAGCGGTGTAGGGGAAGAGGGGAGCAGTTTGTTTCTTGTCCTTGCTCATTATCTTTAGCTCGTTGTCCTCGATGATGTCAGAGATCATGGAGATCAAACGACTCTTGCCACAAGCGGGTGGCCCAACCAGCAGCATGAACAGGTTCGGGTAGATTGCGTTGATACCCTGCGAAGTCCATATCCTACGCTGAAGACAACTGCTTATCAGAAAGTAGAATCCCCAGTCTAGGTAGAGGTCGGGTGACTCAAGGTCTTCCAGATAGAAACGCCACTTCTCCAAGATCGTCACGCTACACCTCCCCATGTATCACCGACGCAGGCTTCGCTCTTCATCGAGAACTTCTCACCGCGTGGCGAAACTAGATCACAGTTCATTATGGTCATGGTTTCCTTGGCCACATAGTCTGCGTGTTCGGGTGGACATTGTATCAGAACGCTGTCGTGATTGTTCTGTAGGATATCCACATTCATGGAGGATAGTGGATCTTGGGGATTCTCTATTTTCTGTTGCATTTTGGTAAATGTAATATTCGTTATCGTGCCTACAGTTGATTGCGGTACGAAGGCGTAGGCTTCCTTGTACATGGATTCATCTACGTTGGCTGTGAATACACGGGGGTAGCCAAACAGATTTCTTAGGATACCCTCACGCCGTAATGTACTGATAGTTTCCATGTGCCACAAGCGTATTTCTGGAAAGAGATCGTGGTAGGTGTTAAGGAATCGCTTGGCCTCGGCCATTGAGATGGAGACCTTGCCCTCTGATTTCTGGAGTAGGTTTACCCTAAAGGTGGGAGGCTTCATGCCGTAGTTGCTGGCATGGCAAACCATCTTGGCAATGAAGTAGTAGCGTTTCTCTGCGCTCCAGTTGTCGCTAGACTTTATTAAGCGGTCGAGTTCGTCCCATCCTCGCAGCCTGCTAACTTGGGCAATTGGCGAAGTACAGAACTCATCGACTGAACGGCCCAGTTCTGTAGACCACACTTCGGCAAACAAACGAAGGGCAACATACACATGACTTTTAATCCCATGAAGAAAGAGACTGCGAAAGTTACCTTTAGTGCAGAGGTAAGAAACAACAAGTGCCTCTGCACCCGACTGGTCAACTTGGATAAAGATTCTGTTTTCATCTGGAAGGAATAATTTACGTAAATCCTTGGGAAAGTTTTGCACGTTCGTACCCCATCTGCCAAGCAATCTTTTGGAAGCCAGTCGGAAAGTGGTAGTACCGGCCAGATTGTAGGCTGTGGTTATCCTTTCCTTGGTTGTTCCACGTGGAACATAGGGCGGGAACTTCAACTGGCCAGACTGCTTCGCTACTCCCCTGTACTTTAGTATAAGCGTAAGCACAGGGTTCGGATGCTTAAGTCGTAGCTGCAACAAGGTCTTCTCATTCGTTAGGTCTTTGGCTGGTTTCTTGTACAGCATACAGTTGTAGAGGTAGTTGGAAACCTGCTTGGGACTGTTCGGGTTGAGTTCGTAGCCGACGAGCAGCCGCAGCATACGGGAGAGTTGGGCGCAGTAGCGGTTGTTGTAGACTATCTTGTCCTCTAGGGTTTTCTTGTCGTAGTTGATGCCTTGGCACATGGCAGTCAGGTACGGTATGATGCTGTCGTTTACCTGCTGGACACTTTCCTTGGCGTAGAGCTGGGCTGCGTGTAGTTCGAGCTTGGGTTTGAGCAGGGCTAGGCTGATGACATCCTTGGCGTTGTAGTGGTAGAGGGAGAGGATTTGCTGCTGGTTGCGGGGTTCAAAGACACCCTCGTTCTTGTGGTACTCCCGGTCTATGTAGAGGGAGATGCAGTGGCCTAGGGATTTCTCGACTTCGGGGTACAGTCGATGGTGCGAAAGCATAGTGTCATAGACTTTGCGGGGGAAGGGAATCCCGTACTTGTAGGCCATGACAAAGAGGTCGAACATAGCGTTGTGGATTACCACCGTATTGTCCCGAAATGCCACCGCCAAGGCTCTTAAAACTTCCGCTGTACCCTGACCACCATAGTAGTATGCCTGACGCGGTATCTCATACATAGGAACACAGATAGCCTCCGCATCTGACCACCCATAACCTAGGCAAGTGAGCGTCAAATCGCTCATGGTCTCGACATCGAAGAACAGGTCTTTACCCTTGGTCTCCGTGAGGTCTCCGACCACATCCTCAAGCTTAGGATAGATTACCTCACCTATCTCCCGCATCCTTGGCTTTACCAACAGATACCGACAGGCCTTGCGGATATCCTTACGCAACCAGAATCTCCAGTTCTGTCGCTTGGTTCTCCCGTGTGTTACCTTGTCGTCATCGCTACCCCCTGCGTATTCTTCGTTAGGGTTGAAATAGTTCTTACGATCAAAGGCATCCTGCGGCATATACGACGCAAGGTAGGTTACGCCATCCTCTACCCACGGATTTCCCCTCTGTTCATCAAGGCCTACTCCGGGTTTATGTTGGCGCAAAGACTTACGACCAAGCAACAAGACTACCTTCGTCCCCGGCAGTAGCCCAGCACCCAATGTAGGCAGGGTACGCAGATCGCAAGAGTCCCGACCAACTGCAACTGTAGAGTCAAAAAACGCCCCCGCGTAACCGCTCAAAAGAACGTGTCGGTCGAACCGCGAGGGCGTGTCTATTACAACAGTTAAGCCTGAGTATGTCTCGGTAGGCTTATGACGCATCGGTTGGAAACTCTAAGTCCATAAGTTTCGCCGTTGCGATCTCCTCGGATTCCTCGGCGAACTCCTTGTTGTCCTTGAAGTGACCGTCAACGTAGGATACAACCAAGTTTGCCGCGTCTTGGAAGCCGGACTTATACCCGACGACCAAAACCTTAGCCATTAGTTCCTTAAACCTGTGGGCTACCGCCTCACAGTCCTGTACTTTTTTGGGAGCCAAGCTCTCTAGCTCCTGCTTTACTTGTTCAATAACTGTCATTGTCGTTTCGTAGTGCTTTGGCCAGTAGGCGCGGCCCGTATTGATTGAGTCGCATACACTTGTCTCTGGCCCTTGTCTTTAGTTTGCGGTGTAGGGTTTCGGGTATCATCAGAGGGATATACCGCTTCACCCTGCTGTCCGACTTAGGTTTAGTTTTGTTCATAAGCATTTTCTGTAAGTGAGGCTTGCGTTTGTTTCAGAGGGGAATGACAGAATGTCATAAACCCGCCGCAGAATCTCTCTGCGTACCATACCGCAAGCCTCGTTAGAGACTAGAACCCAGACATATCGTGGTCTTCAGCAGCTTCTAATCTGCGTTCCACGTTGTAGCGATAACTCGCTAACGGTTGCCCAGTTATGGGGTCGATCATAGGGTCACCTGTGATCTCGTCCATTCTAGACTCAGACTTCGTGTAGAGTACAGCCTTAAATGCTTTACCCTTGAGACCCTCGGCGATCTCATCGTACTCTTCCAGCTCGAACTCATCGGGCAGGTCGAAGATTTTGTGGTACTCCTTCAGACTCCGAGACGGAATCAGAGGGTAGTCCCTAACTTGAACACCGCTGATCTCAACAAAGCCACTAGGCCCGTTAACTTCTGCGGGTTCTACAACTTCAGTTACAATAGCAACCATGTCGTTGCCCTTGCTACTGACCTTGCGCTCTGCCTCGACAATGCGAAGCGTGTATGTACCATTCGGGAGGTAAGGCCTACCCGAACTTTCCGTAATACCTTTTAGACTTATCTTAGCCATTTGTTATTATGTATTGTAGTTTATGTTTATTGTAGTGTATCGTACACGTATCCCCTACACTCATAGGGAAATTATTTCCAAAACTCCCACCACCTAGACAGGGGTAGGCAGTCCTCTGGGTTATTAAATGCCCGTTCTCTGGCTTCCTTTAGCTGCCTGTCCGTGAATAGATGTGGGACAGGTCTGTGTTTGCCCTCAAGGTACGTAAAGATATACGACCTGTTGGCTGCCTTGTGCTTGCGGTCGTTCGCTACTACAAACAACCGTCCCAATGTTACCCTAGGTTTATTTTTCATAACATTAAACAATCAAATGCTCGCTATCCCAAAGCTTTAATGTTTCCGCTCGCGTGTCTCCAGATACAATGTTATGACAGTTAGGACACATTGCATACCAACCGTAATTAGTATCTCTGTTACTGCCGATATATGGAGTAGGCTTGACGGTGTTATCACCAACCTTCTTACACTCGTCACGCATACAGTATGTAAACTCTTCGGCTGGCCACGTTTGCGTGGTTAGCTTGTTCCAAAGCTTCCCCATTTGTTTTATGCCAACCTTTGAGCGGTTGTTTATAAGAAGGTTACAGGTTGGACACTCTACAGAACAATCTTGACCGTTGTTTTCCACAAGTAAAACAGGGTCTTTTTTACAGAGTGGACACTCCAACAGCCAACGCTTTCCTGTATATGTACCATCAGAAATTTCTTCTATTATTTCCCAAGGTGCATCTATGTCTGTTATCATTTGTAGTATTCCTCCGCTTTCTTCAGCACCGTAACGATGTCATTGGGGATGAGCTGTTCGTCGAACATACCCATTGGAGTCTTGGCTGACGTAACCCCATCCGTGTTAGTCTGGAAGAAGTATTCCATCTCCTCGGTCTTCTCGTTCTTGCGTACCTCGGTGAACAACACCATGAGAAACTCCTTCTCTATCGCGCCTTCGTGAACTTTACCTTGCACCTTGACCCTGCGGTGCGAGGACTCGCCGCCTGTAATCTGCGGAATCTTCACGATGTCGTCTACGGCGGTGAAAATAATTGTAGCCTTATCGTTCTTGATGGAGTCTAACATATTACGGATAGTCCTGTTGTAGAACGACCAGATATCGTAGCCCTTGAACGAGTTGGTAGCCAACGTGTGAACCTGTTCCACGTACTTGGTGAACGACTCGACCACTATGGTCTCGCAGTCATCTTTCTTTAGAACCTTCTCAAGTTCCCTAGGGAAAGCGTTGGCGTTCTCCACGGGAATGATGTTGAACCTACTAGCCTTGGGAAAAGGAAATCCCTTACGCTCCAAGTCTAGAATGTAGGTTGTCTTCGGGTCTAGGTTACGCAACGCTGTACTCTTACCGCTGCCGCTGTGACCTACGATTGCTATTAGTGGTTTATACATTTTCTTTTTCTTCTTCCGTTTTTGTTCCTGTTGTTATTTCTATCTTAGT